GTAATGTAAAAATGGCGGGGCAGATGTTTTGGTCACGCGGTGGAAAGTTGCCGCGTGGTGTCTGGATGCGTGATGGTCGTAGTGTGCATCCGATACTGATGGTAATTAGCCAGCCTAACTATCGGCAGCGCATCGATATGAACAAGATTGTGCAGGGTGTCGTTGATAGTCGCTTTGATAATGAGTTTCAAAAATCACTTGAGGCCGCTCTACGATGAAAAGCCTTACAGGATTCTTGAGGTGGGTGATCTGCTTAATATTTGCATGCACGGCTTTGTTTCTTGCATCAATCGCTGGCGCTTTGGTTGTGATATCGGAGTGGTTTGAATGAGCTATCAAATCAACTACGATGATGTCATGACACAGTTATCAATCGCCGGGCTGGTGATTGATAAAAGTATGCTGCATTTCGATGCCCGTATCCAGCGCTGGAAAGTCGCTGGTGAAGATAAAGAAAAACGCGGATGGACTCGCTTGCGTGAGTGGACATCAAAAGCTGGCAATACCTATATCGTCGGCTCATATGGTATATGGCGTGGTAATGATGATGGTGCAACTAAAATCGAGATGCCTGCCAAGCGCGAGGATCTACCTAAACTATCACCCGAAGATATCGCCGCTATCAAGGCATCTCAAAAAGAAGCTGCTCGCAAGCTGGCGGAAGTAAGAAAACAGGAAGCAAAAACTGCGGCAGGCTGGGCGGCAACAGTCTGGGCGAAATCAGCACCATGTGAGTCACATGAATATCTAACCCGCAAGGGCATCCAGCCACACGGCACCAGAGTCTTGCTTGAAACAAACGACATGCTGCTCGATGGTCTGGATGAATCAAACCACTATCGTCTGCACCAGGCAGTAGGTGCGTTAGTCGTGCCGATGCACGATGAGCATGGAAACGTATGCGGTATCCAGTTCATTTACCCAAAAGGTCACGCTCGCGCAGTAAAAATAGAGCGTGATAAAGAGTTCTGGCCGTCTGGCATGGCGATGGGTGGAACCTTTGGGATGATAGGCCCCATGCGGCGCACTGGCGTCATACTCGAAACTGAAGGTTTTGCCACTGCAGCCAGCTTGCATGAGTCTACTGGCCACAGCGTAGCATATGCATTCTCGGCTAATAATCTGTTGAAAGCTGCAAAGCTTATCCGCAAAAAGAATCCACGTACAAAGTTACTGTTTTGTGCCGATGATGACTACGTGCAGACCTGCAGAAACTGCAAAAAATACACGTTGGTTGAAGATAATCTTTGCAAGCACTGCGGACAGCCTCATGGCAAGACTAATGCTGGTGTAGAAGAAGCCGTTAAAGCCACTGCTGAGGTAGAACAATCAGCATGGATCAAGCCAGACTTTACCAATGAAGATGGTATTGATATCCGCGATGGTAAAAAACTCACCGATTTTAACGATCTAGCCATTATTACAGGTGTTCCCCTCGTACTGGCGAACCAGATTAACGCCAAGCTCGACGCGCTCGATTGGAAAGAGGCAGCATCTATACGCGCCGAAATACCTGATCAAGGGGAGCGGGGAATCAGCAGGCGTGCTGCTGTCTCTGTCATGTCACTCGATGAGGCGGTGGCGAGATTTGTGCCGCTTGATGATGGCACGGGTAAATATCTATTCGATACATGGACCAATAAAGTCGCGCATAAAGACCAGATGCTGGCGCTGCTACCAGCTGGTGTACGTGGTGATGATGTCAAGCGACATCCAGAGTGGATATCACGTGGTGCTTATTATCTTGATCAGGTTGGTTTTGACCCAGCTGGCACCGATAAAAACGTCAAGCTAAATACCTGGATGGGTTGGGAACTCACACCGCAAGAAGGTGAATGCCAAAAGATTCTCAAAACATTGCTGCACCTATGCGGCAATGAGGAAAACAGCCGCGAGATATTCTTGTGGATTTTAAAATGGATGGCTTATCCGTTACAGAATCCCGGTGCCAAGATGGGCTCTGCTCTTATCTTGCATGGCCCACAAGGTACAGGTAAGTCGCTGATATTCCGCACGCTCGCATCTATCTATGGTCGCTACTCTACGGTAATCGGTAACCGGGCGATTGAGGATAAGTTCAATTCAGATTGGTCAGATAGCAAACTCTTTATTTTGGCGGAGGAAGTCGCGACCAGTGCGGATAAATGGAATATCAAAAACGAGTTGAAAGAGCTTGTCTCTGGTGAGACCGTCCGCATCAATCCCAAAAACATTGCCGCTTACGAGCAAAAAAACCAGATGAATATCGTGTATCTCTCCAATGAGGATATGCCGCTGCCGATTGAAAACGATGATCGTCGTCACCTGGTTGTTTACACGCCGCCGTGTTTACCCGCTGAGCATTATGTGGATGCACTTAATGAGCGTGATAACGGCGGTATCGAGGCGCTTTATTATTTCTTACTCAAGCTAGAGCTAGGTGATTTCACGCGCCATACCAAACCACCGATGACGCAGGCGAAAAAGAATCTGATAACACTCTCATTACCAAGTGATAGACGTTTTATCCATGAGTGGGTTTCTGGTGATACCGATTGGCCGATATGCCCGTGCAAATCGATGGATCTGTATTCAGCTTATATCAAATGGTGCAAAGCCAATGGTGAGACAAGGCCGAGGCCGTCAAATCAGTTTCTGGGTATGGTTGGCAATATGACCGGCTGGGAAAACAAAAAAGCCCGCGTTCATGAAACCCTTCTATCAGGTGCAAAAACTCAACCGATGCGCATGATCATCCCAAGCGTCGAGATATTGCAAGCCTCAAGTAGAGATCAGCCCCCTGATAAAACATCTGCAGAGTGGCTGACTGAATGCATGTTTGATTTTAGCAATGCGCTTGAAGAGAAGAATCTGGCTGGTGCACATGGAAATTAAGCGATTTGTTCCACACTCAAGGGGTGCTGTTCCAGCAGCATGGAACAGAAAACACCAAGCGGGGCGCGGCTGTTCCATATGTTCCATATGTTCCACACTCAGGCGCGTGCGCGTAACACGTGAGATAAATTGAAACGCGCGCACGTGCTCTCGCGCGTGTAACTGTTTATATATGGAACATATGGAACAAGTGGAACAGTATTGATTATAAAGAATAAAACCTGTTCCATGCTGCTGGAACAAAAACACTAAGTATGGAACGCTGTTGATATTTAAGGAAAAAATGGAATCATCAATTAAAAAGCCATCGTTTACTGAAACCTTCCCAAAGGTAGCGGCGGTGATTGGTGATTTTCGTAAAGAGTTTGGCGATGTGATTCGCATCTATGCATGCGAAAACGGTATTGAAGTCGGTAAGCCGCTAGATGAATCCAGATTTACCGTAATCGAGGGTAGGGATATATGCACCAATTCAATGAGCGTAGGGGTAAAGCGTGGAAAATAATCTACTGACACTGAAAGAATTTGCCGCGCTTAATGGTTGGTCGCCAAGCTATGTGACAAAACTTAAAAACAATGAGCGCCTGGTGCTGGATGGCCGCAAAGTCAAAGTCAAAGAATCGCTGGAACTCATCAAACTTACAGCTGGCAATCGTAGTGATGTAGCTCAACGCCACCAATCAGGCCGTCAAAAAGAAAGTGACGCGGATGCTGGTGATGAGGCAGATAAGAAAACACTCAAGGGTGCGCAAAAGGTCAAGATTCTAGCAGAATCACGCCGGGCTGAAGCTATCGCTGACAAAGAAGAAATGGAGCGCGACCGTCTGGCGGGCAATCTGATCGCGCGTGAGGATGTTGATGCCGCCATGAAATTCATCGGTGCCACAGTACGTGGACTGATGGATGTATTCCCAGATCAGACAGCACCGCTAGTTGCACCGATTCAAAGCCTTGATGAATGCCACTCATTGCTAAGCGAACAATGCAGAAATGTATTGCTCAGTTTGGGTAACGCCATAGAGAAACAGCAGGCTCAACTATCCAAGGAGCAAAAATGACGCTGTGAGCTAACAACGATAAATATAAATGCGAAGGTATCAAATGCGCATATCGTGATAGCTGTGGTCGTTATATGCGACCAACTGGGGATATGCAAAGATGGGCTGCATTCTATGCGCTGGCAGATGATGATTGCAAAGCTTTTGAGCCAGTCAATTCAAAAGAAAGTGAGATTGCCTGATGGCCTACGCAATCGCCCTCAAACATTCACTTGGATATTGCATTGATGTCGCATGGAAGGCGGCTCAACCACGCAAATCACTCAGTGTTTCGGAGTGGGCAGATGAGCATCGAGAGTTATCAGGCAAGCAAGCGGGTGAGCGCGGGCGCTATCGCACATCAAGGACTCCGTTCTTGCGTGAGATTATGAATTGCTTCAGTTTCTACAGCAGAGTATCTGACATTGTAGTGATGAAATCTTCACAAGTTGGCGTTACAGAAGCGACTGTTAATGTGATTGGGTACAAGATGGATCATTCACCGGGCCCGATTATGGTGATGCTGCCAACGCTAGATAGTCGCGATAAATGGAAAACACAAAAACTCAATCCGCTTTTACAAGATACACCCGTAATCAGAGAATTGCTGGGTGGGGTAAGAAGTCGTGATGCGGCTAATAGTAAAGACACAGTAGATTTTCCGGGCGGTGTGTTGTTTCTTGCTGGCGGTAATTCTCCAAATAGCTATGCTCAGACATCAGTCAGTACCATCATTCTTGATGACTATGACCGATTCCCCTCAGAAATTGGCGATGAAGGTGATATTGAAACTTTGGCAGATGGTCGAACCAAGGCTTTCGCACGATCAACCAGATGCAAGATTAGTACACCTACTGTTAAAGATAAAAGCCTTATCTGGCGAGCATATGAAAATAGTGACCAGCGCAAATACTATGTGCCATGCCCACACTGTGGAGAATTTCAACCGCTTGCATGGGGTGGAAAGGATAAATCTTATGGCATCAAGTGGAATGAGGAACTAACTCAGGCTTGGTATTTATGCAGAGAATGTGCTGCAGAGATATATGACCACCATAAACCAGAGATGCTAAAACAAGGTAAGTGGGTAGCAGAACATCCGCAAATTAAGACAAGGGGTTATCACATCTCGGCGCTTTATGCACCTATTGGGCTTGGCCCAAGTTGGCTTGATTTAGCATCGCAGTTTAAAACCGCCCAACAAGACACCGCCAAACTGCAAGCCTTCGTCAATACTCAGCTTGGCGAACCATGGGAACAAGTCACAGAAGGCGCGGACCCGACAGCATTACTAATGCGCATTGAGGATTATGCCGAAACACTTCCCATAATCGCCAGATCAGCTGGCGTAGACGTTCAAAAGAATCGTATTGAAGTGTCAATTTATGATTTTGGATTAAGTGAAGAGACGTGGGCAATTGATCACATCATTATCGAAGGTGATACTGCTGGCGATGCACCATGGGAAGAACTTGAAGATGTGCTGAATAGTTTCTCGCCAGATTGTGCCGGTATCGATACTGGTTACAACACAGATAAAGCTGTCGAATTCTGCGCGCGGAAAAGCTGGGCATATCCGCTCAAAGGTATTGAAGGAAAAGGCAAGCCGCTTATCGAAGATGAGCAATCTAGAAAACGTAGGCTACGGCATCGCAGAAAAAAAGGTTTTTCGCCTTATCTGGTCAGTGATTTTGCGGCAATGGCATTGCTTGCTCAACGATTGAATCTTGAGTTATCAAACAGAGAATCAACGCCCGGATATATGCACTTTCCAAAAACATCAGCATTCGATGATGAGTTTTTTGCCCAGCTTACATCCAACAGGCTTGAAGAAAAGAAAGTACGTGGCAAGCGCATCGTTGAATGGCGGCAGGTCCGCGTGCGCAATGAAACTTATGATTGCTGGAAATATGCATTAGCAGCACTGCGCATATCAAAAATAGATATGTCAAAACTGAAGCCTAGAAGCACAGATTCAGCGCCTGGGTCATCTGGAAAGATATCTTTAAATTCATTCAGCAGAAATAAGAAAGCAGCACGTTAATGGCTGATGATATTGTCAACGATATGCTTGAAAGAGTAAGGCAAGCATGCCCTGATATTACTGAGAATCAGCTTTCTGTCATCGAGCATCAAATACGAAATGACTGGGGCGGTAATGAGACATATATTCAAAAAAAGCGGATTAGTACTGCTCAAAAACAAAAAGCAGTTGATGAATATATAGGCGGTCGTCCAGTTGAAGTGATTAGAAAAAAGACAGGGGTTTCACGTTCAACCCTCTATCGACACTTAAAAAAATGATTGTCTCAATTTCCCCTAAAAATGAGACATTGAAAACTATACGCTTTAGCCATTATCTCGGAGATTCCGAATGGCTGGCATTACTCTGGCGCAAGCCGAATCACAATTAGCATCCTACCTTGCGGCAGAGACTGCCGTTCTAAGTGGTCAATCATATGAGGTGGCAGGTCGTCGCCTCAATCGTGCGAATCTGCAGGAAATCCAGAGCGGGATTGAAATATGGAATAAGCGTGTGCAGGATTTAACAATCAAAGCTTCTGGTCGTGGACGGACTATAACCATGCGACCAGGTGGCTAAATGTCAAAATCAAATCAGAAAATAGAATCAAACATGATTGATAAGGCGCTTGAATATATAGCGCCGACAATCGCATTCAAACGCAGAACCGCCCGCGTTGCTCTGGCTATGACGGGCGGATATCAGGGAGCGTCAATCACCAGAGCTGCTTTATCTAATTGGAAAACAACCGCAGGTTCTTCTGAGGCTGATATCAGTCCTGATTTACCACCACTTAGAGAGCGTAGCCGTGATTTAAGTAGAAACTCACCAGTTGCTTCGGGGGCTTTGGGCCAAACCACTACGAATGTGATTGGAACTGGTTTATCGCTAGAGCCCAAACCAAATACCAACATTCTTAAATTGACTGATGAACAAGCAGCTGAGTGGGCGGCTTACACGAAATTCGAGTGGGCATTATTTGCATCTAGTAAAGATTGCGATATCACTCGGCGCTTAAATTTTTATCAACTGCAGGATCTGATATTTCGTTCACGCTGGGAATCTGGTGACGTATTTGTTTTAACGCCAAATAAGCCGCGAGGTAATGTTTACAATCTTGCCCTGCAAGTGATTGAAGCGGATCGCGTCAGCAATCCAAATCGGCAAGTCAATAATAAAACTTTGGTAGATGGCATCAAGCTCGATGAGTATGGTGCGCCGATATCATGTTATATCAGCGATAGGCATCCGGGCGATATCCGCTATAAGCCAACTAAATGGGATGAGTATGCTTTTTTTGGCAAAGATAACCGCCGAAATGTATTACATCTCTATCGGATTCTTCGCCCTGGTCAAGTGCGTGGCGTTCCTGAAGTAGCAGCTATTATCGAGCAGCTCAAGCAGCTTGGAACTTACACGAATGCCGAACTGCAGGCAGCTGTAACAAGCGGTATGTTTTCAGTATTCGTCAAAATGGATCCGGATGCGTTCGGAGATTTGTTCGATAAAGACGCGCAAAAAACCTATGTAGAGGATGCTGGTAAATGGGATGGCTCACTAGATAACGGTGGTCGTGCTGTCAATATCCTACCAGGTGAATCGATAGAGTCAGCAAATCCGGGCAGACCGAATTCTGAATTCGACCCATTCGTTCAGTCTATTTTACGTCAGATCGGCATGGCTCTAGAGATTCCATACGAAGTGCTTATCATGCATTTCCAATCAAGTTATTCAGCTGCGCGTGCAGCGCTACTTTCAGCATGGCGGACATATCGCAGATGGCGTGATTGGACAGCAACTGAATTCTGCCAGCCAGTTTACGAGCTATGGTTAGCTGAAGCTGTTGCGAATGGCCGCATCAATGCACCTGGTTTTTTTGCAGATCCATTAGTGCGGGCGGCATGGTGTGGTGCGCAATGGATTGGAGATGGACCAGGCAGTATTGACCCATCAAAAGAAGTTGATGCAGCTCAAAAGCGCGTAGATATGACAATCTCAACTTTAGAAGCAGAAAGCATCTTACATGATGGTGTTGATTGGGAAAGCAAATTTAGACAACGCTCAAAAGAACAAAAGATGCTTAATGAAGCTGGATTAAATATCAATAAACAGACAAATCAAACTAGCCAAACCGATAATCCTGTAGATGGTCAAGATACTGTCGATTCACCACTTAATGATTAGGAGTCATCATGCAAGATAAGGATTTTTTAATTAATGGTGCTAATGTCAGGATGCGTGACATGGGCAACGGCTCTTTTGCGGAAGTTGTTGTCGCTGCGCATAACTGTCTAGCTGAGATCATCGATTCAACAACGAATAGTTTATATACCTACTATTGCGAAGCTGTTCCTGGAACTGCCAGTTCTGCTGCTTCATGGAGAATATCGCGCATGACCAATGCAACAGGGGTGATTCAATGGGCAGATGGTGATGCAGGATTTGACAATGTTGCTGACAATCGTGCCAGCCTTACTTACGCTTAAGGTGACATTATGAACCTATGGTTGCTAATCAAGTATTTCACAGCTGCATATAGAACAATATGCAAGCTTTGCGGCATTGGATATTTAATAGATGCTAATGCAACTCCATGGGGTCCAGCGAATTCTGGAACCATTGCAACAAATGGCACTGTAACGCTTGGTACAGCGCTTAGCTCAATTTATTCGAATGGTATCTGGTTATATTTTCCAGCAGGTGCAGTATCAGCAGGTGCGGCTGGCTGGTATTGGGCTGTAATGTCATCGACCACAGTTGGTATTGTCTATACATCCCAGACTAGCGGTATCCCTGTCACTGGAAGTAATTCTCCCTATACTGGCGTAACTTCAGCGATAACTGGCCCGAGTATTAATGTACCAGGCTTGGCTATGGGGATAAATGGAACACTTAGATTTAGCTCATCTTATTCATGCAATAACACTGCTGGTTCAAAAGCAGTAGTTGCAACATTTGGTGGGTCTTCGTCAATTTCCATATCAATGACTACGGCTGTTGGTGGCGCAATCAATGGGCTGATTCAAAACAAAGGCAGCTATTCTTCTCAAAGATATTCAAACCTTACGACTACAGCTAGTACGGGGATTGGTGGATTCTTGAGCATAGATACAATGGTTAATCAGATTCTTGCTTACCGTTTTCAGAATGCCGTGGCTACCGATGTTTTGATTCAGGAAAACTATTTTGTTGAATTATTCCCAAGGGGTTAATTATGAAACAAGTCTGGAAGCAGGTTGATGGTGCATATAACTGGTGGATTGAGTTTGAAGATGGAAGTCCAGATATCTTACTGGATGAGTGGATCAATCAACACCAATAAATAAATTTGATAAAAAAGCCGCTCTTAGCGGCTTTTTTTATGTCTCATTTTCCCCTAAAAATGAGACAGCGAAGTGAATAAAGTGTCTCCATCGTTAATGGAGTACACATGGCAAAAGGTGATATTACCCTGACATTCGGGTTATCTGACGCGGCGCGTGAAGTTGTCGAATCTGCGCCGCATCGTGCCTCAGCTTTTGACATGGTTGCCAGTCAGGCATGGGCGATCTCTCCCGGCATGCTTGAAACCATTTGCTCTATTGCTCGCAGGGAGAATGAATCTCCCGAAGCTGTAGAGGCCAAGCTGGGCAGGCCATTACAAAATACACGTCAAGTCTCGATGCGTGGAAGCGTTGCTATTGTTCCGATTACCGGACCTATCTTTCG